TTATATCAAAGCATTCTCCATGAAAGCAATAACTTCTGTTTGTTTAGAAGGATACAAATGACTATAAGTATTTAAAGTTGTTGCTACATCTGAATGACCTAGCCGTTGTGCTACCACAAGTGGACTAACACCTTTGTTTATAAGAAAAGATGCATGTGAATGCCTGAATTCATGAAGTACAATTTTTTTGACTCCGGATTTGATAATATACTGTTCAAATTTTCTATGAAGTGTAGCAGGTGAGAAGCTAGTATAAAATTCCCCGAAAACAACATAATCATTTTTAACAGGTTGTGTCATTGAAGCGTTATCTTGCACCTCTTTTAAAAGCTTCATTAGAAAATCTGGTAACATAATAATCCGATTAGATGCTTTCGTTTTTGGTTCTGTAATTTGTCTATCATACTCTGTTTTATTAATATCAATTGTCATTTCTTCAAAATTAATATCTTCCCAAGTTAAAGCTAGTAACTCGCCTTTTCTTGTTCCGCTATAATAAAGTGTTGAAAAAAATGCTTTGTATAATAGCTCGTCCACAACGCCGATAAATTGTTTAAACTCTTCAAATTCCCAAAAATTCATTCGCTTATTTGATTCTTTTTCAAAGTTTCCTACAATACGTGCGGGGTTACTAGCTAAGCCTTGAAATTTAATTGCGAAATTAAAGATAGCTGAAAGTACAGCGTGAATTTTCTTTAGGTGTTTGGCTGAATATTTATGAATAATTTTATTTTGATAGCTCATTACATGTTTTGGTGTAATCTGATCAATTTTTATTTTCCCAAACTCTTCGAGTAAGTGATTGTAGATGACATTTCTAATGGTGACGATTGAGGAGTGCTTTCTTCTTTGTGAATACCAATCAAAATAGCTATCAGCAACTTGAGCAAAAGTTAAACTTGAAGTGGTTTCTTTTTCTACTAACATTTTGGCTTCAGCTTCGCGTGCTTCTTTTTTTGTTTTAAAGCCGCGACGTTTTACTTGCTTGAGTGTTCCATCAAATTGTCGAATTCTAGTGACAAAGTAATAAGTACCACGCTGTTCATCTTTATAGATTACCAAAGGAATTCCTCCCCATTGTATACGTAAAGAGTTATAAATAAATGTATTGTTTAGAAAATAGTATAACATTGTGTTTTATAAAAAGAAAAGATGTTCTAATGAGAACATCTTAATAATGAATTTAAATTTGAAGAAATAACAATTGGTAAACGGCTAATTTTATGTTATGACGTTTGTTAATAAAAAGAGTCAGTCCAATAAAAAGAATCCGCTACAATATGCAACGGATTCTAGTCTTAGAAGCTTAGAGCACCCAAGACGTTTTGTGATGGAAATTAATTATAACATATGACGTTTAAAAACAAAATGGACCTTATAGGATTTGAACCTATGACCGGACGGTTATGAGCCGTCTGCTCTGACCAACTGAGCTAAAGGTCCGTGTATGGATAGTATATCAGTGTGTATAAAAAAAGAAAAGGCACAATCAATATGAGAGTGCATTTCCTTTCAGCTTAATATTTCTTTAAATAAATAGAGGTGTACCTCTTTTATTGGGATGTAAACACACCCTATAAAACAGAATCATCTTTAAATCCAGATTGTTAGCACACACAATAAAAAAGAGGTGAGGTAAATATTTAGATAAACGCTATGTCATTAGTGCGATTGACATATTACGCTCTTAATAATAAGAGAATCTGCTTTATAGAATGTATCCACGTTTTTTATTGTACTACTTTTATTCTGTATATGTTGTATTTTTTGGTGATTATGCACAATTGCATTATTACAGTTTCTATAAAACAAAAAAAGACATCCAAATAAGGATGTCTACAAAATTAAACCATCTTACTTTTAATAACAGAAGAGTAAGGGAACTCAATTATTATTAAATCATCATATTAATCAGAACAGAAAGGATACTTTTATATTATCATATAGTGCTATCTGTTAATATTGATAAAAAATAAAAGGGTATTTTTGGATAATTAATCAAAATTAATGATTGGCTGGGTGTGAATTTTTCATAATGGCTGGTTTTGTATCACTAAAATTGAAATATACTAGCAAAACAATAGGAGAATGGGAAATAATTGTCACTTTAAAGAAACAATTGTTGAAAAAATCAAAAAAGATAATTATTTTAAGAGAAATTGTGTTATATTGGGTGCGTATATCCAATTATGGAAGATGATTAGCAGTTTTAAAAAGTTTATTAGATTAATAAAATAAGATAATTGAACATAAATAAAGACCCATAGAAGCGCGTGTAAGAGTGTCCTACCACAATTACACCGTTCCCTAACCCAGCCTTAGGAAACACTTGCCTCGTATGAGTCCATCTTAGTATATCACATTTACGCAATGTTTCTTATTGAAAAAATTGTTAGGATGGAAAGTTTATGTTCGGAGAAGGGGGAAGTAAGTTTGTGAAGGAGTTAAAAGAAAAGACGAGAAAAAACTCTAAAAAACATCTACAAAAAGAATTTAAGTACAATTTGATGAAAGAACTAATGAAGAAGATAAAGCAAGATATGGATGATAAAGGATTTAAGATTCGTCCATTAGCAAAGAAAGTCGGTGTGGATCGTTCTGTTATTAATGATGGAATTGTAACTGGTAAAACAGCTGAAATGAAATTAGACGCATTTATGAAAATTATGGATGTTGTTTATGAAAATTTAGAAGAACGGCAAGAAGTGATACGGAATTTTATTAAACTTTCTCAAAATGATCTTAATATTCGTAAATCGTTAGTTTATTGTCAAGGTACTGGTGAGTATGAATTAATGGACTTTATAATAAAGGAAAACCAAGCTAATGAAGAGGTAAGAAAATATTTACGTGTATATGAAATATTTAATAAAAGAAATAAAAATGAAAAGAAAGGTCAGCCTTTATTAGATGAGATGAAGCAACAGACCTTTTCCACAGATGCTGAGTGCCAGATAATGTTGAATACTTTATATGCTTTTACTATGAATGACATATTTAATATAAGAGCAATGCATCCGTATACTGATAATGTGGAACAATATTTATTAGAAGTTACAGATAAATTTATAAATAGTTGGTTAACGATGTATTTTGATGAGCGGATGGCTTACATTCATATGTTTGATGATAAATTAGAATTGTGCCGTCAAAAATGCAATAAGATTTTAACGAGTGAAATTCTTATACCACTAATTAGGGCGACCAGCATGTGTTGTCTCGGAGAAAGTTATATGTTTGAAGACCAGCTTCTCTCGGAAAAGTGGATTTTGAATAGTATCAATTACCTAGATAAACATGGAGTATCTCGTGAAAGTAGAAAGTATAAAGCTTTTAATACTACGCTAAATTACTTATATATTGAATTTGGTTTTAATTTAGACAAAATTAATTTCGATTACATTGATGTTTCAGAATTAGGTTACTATATAGGATTGTATGAAGATAAGGAAAAAGGATTAGAAATGATATATAATTTAGTTAAAGAACGTGGTGGCTCACCTTTCACTGATTACTACATTGCTAGGATAAATGAAGATTTAGAGGGCTTGGAAAAGGCACTTATGCGCTTTGAGCGGGTTGCAAATTACCATTATGCTAAAGCGGTACGACGTACAATTGAATTATTAAAAAAGAAACAGGGAGAGGTTGAGAGAGTATGAGAAAAATGGGTATACTATTGTTAGGCGTTGTTGGTGCGTTAGCATTAGCTTTAAACACAGGGGTAGCTGAGAAAGAGCATGTTGCTAGTAAGCAACTAAATAACGAATATGTACAATATATGAGTTCGGAACCAGGTGGGTTATGAGGGGAAATTAAATATCGAAATGAAAGAGGTTGCGACTACGCAGCCTCTTTCGTACTTTCTGGGCTTGGCTGATTATATTCTGAACCAGAAAAAAACAACCGCAAATTTTTACCAATAGAAAAGGGAGGAATTTTGATGTTAGAAACTGTAGGGGTAGTAGAACAAACAAAATGTATGATTGGAGAACTCTTAGAGTCTAAAAAAGTCAGTTGTGATGTTGAATATGTGATAAATGAGTTATATAAAACAGGAATATATACGAAAGAGGAATTTGATAAAATCACGAATATATTGCAACAAAAAAAGGACTAGCTAAATGCTATTCCTTTTTTTGTTAACTCAACATACGTTTTATAGCAATGTTGAAAAAATCTCTTACTTTTTCAGTTTCCTCGATAGTAAGTTCTCTTCCACCATAATTAAGTGTACCGTTTTCTAAAATATCTTGTAGGTTATCTTTGGAGCCATTTGGATTATTTGTTCTTCCCAAAATGAAGTCGGTTGTAGAATTAAATACATCGGCTAATTTACATAGCATTTCGGGATTTGGTTTTCTGTAGTTTATTTCATAACCATTGTAGGTTGAAATTGAGACTTCTAATTGATTTGCCACATGTTCTGTTGTCCACCCATATCTTTTACGTAGAAACTTTAAGTTTTCGCCTATATCCATCTATAAACCCCCTAAAATAGAGTAATTTACCCATATTACTATAACTTGAATACCTGTATAAACAGCTTACACTAAAATAAAAATAAAATCTACGCATATAGCGTATAAAAAACCGTTTACTTTTACGCGAAATGCGTATAATATAGTGAGCAATAAGCGAAGTAAGGAGGTACCTCATGAAAAGAGATTGGCTTGTGAAAATAAGAAAACAGCATGAGTTGACGCAAGCAGACATTGCGGAAGCTTTAAATATAAGCCCTACACACTATGCAGACATCGAGAGTGGAAGAAGAACACCTGGAGCATCTTTGGCTATGAAAATCGCAACATTTTTAGAGTTTCCAGTAGAGTGGCTTCTATTACCTTCTTATCTGCATAATGCGGAAAAATGGGTATTGAAACTAGCTATGCAAATGGATTTTCCTTCGGAAGAAATTTTTTTGAATGCATTTCCGCGAATTGCGGAAAAAATGAAATCTTGTAAGAAAACGAGTTAACTGAAGGGAGGTGAAAAGAATGAAAAACGGTAAGAAACCATCTAAACGTGAAAAAATCCATATTAAGTCGTATAAGTTGAATCCTGAAAACTGGTTAATCTTTAAGAAAACTGATGGACAACTTCACTTAGTGCATCGAAATACCTTTGCTACACGTGTAATTCCAAATTTATAACTGAAGGGGGATCTACATGCAAGAAGAAAGCATATTCTCGCTATGTATGGTAGCTGTATTCTTTGTTGGTTTAAGTGGTTTAGCTTATGTAATGGATTGGATTGACAAAAGAATTATGAAGGATGTGGAGTAAATGGATCCTCATCAAAAAGTAGAATGTGTGGAATTACCCAATGAATAAATACTGGAGATTTTTCAAATAGATTAATAGGGAGGGATAAACCAAAATGAACATCCAGGAATACGGTGATCGTGAAAAAAAGCTTGTAAGGCTAATAGGTATATCAAAGCTGTGGGATTTTAATCAGTTTGTACTGGATTTGGTTGAAATACATGGGGTAGAAAAAACGCAAGAAATCGTTAGTGAGTTAGGGCGTCATGCTGTAGATACTGCTAAATTACACGAAGAAACAATTGCTAAATAAGGATGATTTCAATGTATAAAAATCTATTTATCGCTCGAAAAGAGAAACGTATGACACAAGAAGCTGCTGGGAAGTTAGTGAACATGTGTAAGCAAACTTATTATTTAAAAGAAAATTGTAAACGTGATTTCACCCTAAAAGAAGCCCAGAAGCTTGCAAAATACTTCAAAACAACAGTGGACGAGCTATTTGAAAAATAATGAAGGGATGGTAAAAGAAAATGAAACCTGAAGAGTTGTTCGAAGAAAAACAACATCTAGTATTTGCTGCGATTAAACAACAATTTGGTAGTTATCACATGGCGAAACGAATTGCTGAAAATAACAATATGGAATTTGATGATTTGGTCCAAGTGGGAAATATGTATCTGTGGGAGCGGTGTGTGAAACATGATCCAGAAAGAATAGGTACATTTAGCGCTTACGTAATGAGAGGATTGCGATGGTATTTGAGTAATGAAATTCACTTGAAAGGTACTTTATTTAAAGTTAGTCGATATGTCAGTGTGGACGAAAGAAACCAAATTGAGACGCGATCTATTGATTTACATCGAGATGGGGAAGTAATAAATGATTTTTTTGCAGTATCAGATATTGATGTGGAAGAAGAGGTAACAACACTTCTTGAATTTGAAGAAGTCACAGGTGTTCTAAACGGAAAAGAAAAAGCCATCATACTGCATATTGGTGAAGGGTATACCGCAGAAGAAATTGCAGTGAGACTTGGAATGGGTAAATCTACAGTACATCAAAAGAAAAATGCAGCTTTTCTAAAAATCAATCCAGATTATCAACCTGTGAAAAGATCATTCTTCCTTAGGAAATTACCATATAAGAGAAACCGCCAGTTGGGGCTGACGGTCTAATAGAAACATACATTAACGACATTATAACACGAAATTTGGTGATGTACATGCAACTCTTTCCACACCAAGATAGAGCGTTAAACGATACATACAAGCATAATCGTGTGGCGTACTACCTTGATATGGGGCTAGGGAAGACCTTTGTAGGCTCTGAAAAGATGTGGGAGCTCAATACACCATATAACTTATTAATCTGTCAGAAGTCCAAAATAGACGACTGGAAGGAGCATTTTGAACAACATTATGACTACAAAGTAATTGTGTTCGATAAGCAACAATTAGAACATATACCACCTGAAAGTGTTTTAATTATCAACTATGACAAGGTATGGCGTAGGGATGAACTAAAGAAGTTAAAGGATTTCACAATTATGCTGGACGAGTCTTCCATGATTAAAAATGAAAAGTCTAATCGAAGTAAATTTATCTTGGGATTAAACGCTGAAAATGTCATTTTACTATCAGGTACACCGACAGGTGGAAAGTATGAAGAATTGTGGTCACAACTGCATTTGTTAGGTTGGAATATTAGTAAAAAACTATTCTTAAAACAATTCGTAGTCCAGGAATGGGATGATAAAAACCAACAAATGAAAATTACACGCTATAAAAACGTAGAGCGGCTAAAAGCAAAGTTAAAAAAGCATGGTGCTGTATTTATGAAAACAGAGGAAGTCTTTGATTTACCAACTACCATTGAGATTCCAGTGAAGATACCTGTTACCAAGATGTACAACGAATTTAAGAAGCATCACATTATAGAAATTGGTGAAGAATTACTGATCGGTGATACACCAGCAGCTAAAAAATTGTACTTAAGGCAACTCGTAGGGAGTTATAACGAACATAAATTACAATACATCAAGGGCCTTATAGAAAGTACAAATGACCGCATCATCATCTTTTACAACTTTAAAAAGGAATATAAGGCATTGGTTGATATGATTGAAAAGCCAATTGCTACAATAAACGGTGATATTAAGGACCTTTCAGCCTATGAAAACTGTGATAACTCGGTCACGTTAATTCAATATCAAGCTGGTGCGATGGGATTAAACCTACAGAAAGCTAATAAGATTGTATATTTTACGCTAACAGATAAAAGTGAGTTGTTTGAACAAAGTAAAAAACGCACGCATCGTATAGGGCAAAAACGACCTTGTTTCTATTATTACTTGCTTACAGATGGGTCAATAGAATGGCGCATGTTAGATGTTCTAAAAGAGCGTAGGGATTATACAGATGCTCTATTTGAAAAGGAGGAAGATGTGAGTGTATAAAATTCAGGTATTTACCGGATTAAATCCAAAAGCAAATACATTAATTGATGTGGGAACTAATCAAGATTTAACGTTTGAAACACTAGATGAAGCCGCACAGCATGCGATGAAAGTTAGAACAGGTAGTAGTTTAGGTGTCTGGTTTAAAGTTGTACCAATTGACAAGGAGGAAGATGTAAATGCCCAATGAAGTGCAAGCATTTGAAAATAAATATTTAGCGGTTATGACAGCAATTGCAATCCATACTCAACAGGAGAAAGCACTCGCTGAGAAGTCGAAAGAAATGAAAGCGGAGCTTGAAAAAGCAATGGATGAGCACGGTATCAAGTCCATTGATAACGATTTAATCAAAATTACAAGAGTTGATGAAAGTAAGACAACATCAATTGATACGAAAAAGCTAAAGGACAAAGAACCAAAATTATATGGTGAGCTTTTAGAAGATTATCCAAAGACATCTGTTCGAAAAGCTCATGTGAAATTTGTGGTGAAGTAAATGAAAGAGTCACAATTCCAAGCAAAAGTTATCAAATATTTAAAAGAAAAAGATGTATGGCACGTAAAGTATTGGGCTGGTAGTCAGTATACCAAAGAAGGAATACCCGACATTTTAGCATGTATTGGTGGAATGTTTCATGGAATTGAATTAAAAACAGATGTCGGTACACCTTCAAAGCTACAACTATATAACATTCGTAAAATAAAAGATTCAGGCGGACAAGCTTATATTTTAAGGCCAAAAGATTTTGAAGCATGGAAAGAACGGTGGTTTTGATGACGCAATATAGTTATAGCCGAGTTTCACTGTATGAAGATTGTCCCTATCACTTTGACCTTAGATACAACAAGCGATTAACTGAAATTCAAGATTTAACAAATGCAGCAAATCCATTAATCATTGGTCATGCTTTGCATACAGGAATAGAAAATGATGTAGAAACAGCTTTAAAGGAATACTACAATGCATTTCCAGTCATGAATGATGCCATTGTAGAAGAAGCGATGAAGCTAGAAATATTAATTCCAAAAGTACAAAACTTCTTAGAAGAAGCATTCGGGGAATTTGAGTTCATTCATGAATACAAGATTGATAAACCAAATTACGTTGGGTTTGTTGACCTTATTTTAAAAGCACCTGACGGTACATGTATGGTTATAGATTTTAAATATTCAAATCATGTTAAGAATTATATGAACAGCGGACAGTTGCACATTTATAAAGATTACTTGGAGCAGGACGGGTTTGATATAAAAAAATTAGCTTATTTATTTGTCCCGAAAACAAGTATTAAGCAAAAGAAAGATGAAGATTTACACACGTTTAGAAAACGTTTAGTACAAACAGTGGAGGAATCGCAAGTTGAATTTGTTCCAATTGAATTTGATGAAATGAAAACGGTGTACTTCTTAAATAGCATCAAAAAGATTGAAAAAGCCAACAGCTTTTCAAAGAGAAATACAAGTGGAAATTGCTTTGCTTGTAACCCACGTTTCAGACCTAACTATTTAGAAGCCATAGTAAATAAAAAGGGAGAGATTGAAATGGTATTACCTAAAAATGAACGTCGTGAAAGAAAAATTGATACAAAGCCAGACTTTTGGTTATATGCAGATAGTTACACTGGAAAGAGTACTTTCGTAGATCAAGTGGAAAACGTTCTTTTCTTAAATACGGATGGTAACACAGATAATACAACAGCACCTGTTATCCCAATTGTAGATGAAGTAACGAAAAAAGGACGTGTGACAAGCCGTAAATTAGCTTGGGATTTATTCCTGGATGTAGTTGCTGAATTAGAAGCGGCTGAAAATGATTATGAAGCTGTAGCAATTGACCTGGTCGAAGACCTTTATGAACATTGCCGCGTATATGTATTTGATAAAAACAGTTGGGAGCATGAGTCAGATGGTTCATATGGCAAAGGTTGGTCATTAGTAACAACTGAGTTTAATAACGCTATGAAGCGATTGAAGGCGTTAGGATACCAAATTATTTATATCAGTAAGGAAAAAGTTGAGGAATACACCCTGAAAGGTGGAGCGAAGCGTACAACATTCAAACCAAATATCAATGACAAAGTAGCAAATTTTCTTTCGGGAACAGTTGATTTAACATTACGTGCTTATGTCGATTCAGATGATAAACGATTTTTACAACTTACGAAAAAACAAAATGTATTCGGTGGTGGTCGTTATGATTTCCAAGTAGATACAATTCCGCTTAATATGGAAGCATTTATTGAAGAACTTACGGCTGCACAAGAAGGAAAGGCGAAAGAGAAAAAGCCAAAACGCACAGGGCGTAAGCAAAAGGAAGGAACGTCTGCAGAAAATGTGGCCACAAAAACGATGTATTTCCAACATGAAGGTTCTGATGATTTCATTGTAGTTAAAAAGGGTGAGTCATTAGATTTCTTAGAAACAGATATTTTTGATGAACGTACGAAAAAAGAATACGAACAATGGCTTGCTGAAAATGAAGATGAGTCTGCAGATGATGAACCAGAGGAAAAGCCGAAACGCATTCGTCGTACTCGTAAGGAAGAACCAGATACACATGTAGAGGACGAAAAGCCAAAGCGTGAACGTCGTCAACGTAAAGCGGTTGAAGATGATACGCCACCAGGTGAAGCTGATGGGCCAACTGAAGAAGAAGCACCTAAACGTACGCGTAGATCAAGAACAAATAAATAATTATAAAAAGGGAGAGATAAATTATGGGAGTAAAGGAACTGAATACAAAAGAACAGCATTATGCTGATACTCGTGAAGAAGCTGAAGGAATTGTGACAGAAGCAAAGGATAATGCATATCTAACATCATTCAAAATTAGTGAAAAACACAATAAATATGGTACTTACTTCTTAGTTGATCTAGCTTTCAGCTATAACACGCCACGTGAAATTATGGAAGATGCAGAAGCATCTCCAAAAGGTAATGAAGAATCTGGTGAACAACATGAAGGTGTGGAATATAGTGTGAATCCAGATGGTACAGTTTCAGTTAATGACGATGAAGAAGGAGAAGATGAATAATGGCAGAGAAAAAATTTAACTGGTCTAAATTTGATAAAAAAGTAGATTTAGAAGCGTTAGCAGCAGATGTGCAAGAAGTAGAAGAAAACGGTGGTGGCGGAGACTTTGAAAAGGTTCCAGACGGTCAGTATGAGGTGGCAGTTGAAAAAATGGAACTCACTGAATCCAAAAAAGGTGATCCGATGCTTATGATTTGGTTCAACATCGTTGATGGTGAATTTGAAGGTCAAAAGATTTTCTATTACAAAGTAATGCAGCCACAAAATGATAAAGCATGGGGTTATCAAGTTCATCAAAATAATGAAATGTTACGTAAACTTTGGGATTGCAATGAGGAAGATGTTAAGTTTACTAGCTTTGGAGAGTATGCGGATCTAGTGCTTGATATTCATGAAGACATCGATGGTAAATTTGAATACTTACTTGAAAAAGAAACAGACAAAAAAGGTTACGATCAATTTAAAATTGTTGAAGTATTTGAAGTTGAATAACTGAATAAAGGGAGCTTCCGAGCTCTCTTTTCTTTTGGATAAATTAGTGAAAAAGGGGTGATGTTGAGAATGGCACTGCTATTCTATGATTGACTTCGAAGTGTTCCCACATGATTGGTTAGTAGTCATTACAAATACAGACGATCAATCAGAAGAAATTTTCGTGAATAATGAACAAGCTTTAATTGATTTTTATAACGAACATAAAAATGACATTTGGGTTGGTTATAACTCTCGTCATTATGACCAATACATTTTAAAAGCCATTATTTGCGGTTTTACACCTCAAGAAATGAACCAGTGGATTATTGTAAAACGTGAACCGGGGTGGAAGTTTTATAAAGATTTTTGGAAGATACAGCTATTTAATTTTGATGTAATGACTAATAAATTTCGTTCTTTAAAGCAATTAGAAGGGTTTCAAGGTCATGATATACGTGAAACTTCAGTTTCATTCCATACAAAACGTGAACTAACGGAACAAGAAATTGAGGAAGTAATCAAATATTGTCGCCATGATGTACATGAGACCATGCATATTTTCATAGAAACGATTACGGAATTTGAATCGCAAGTTGAACTTTTAAAGATGTTTAATTTACCACTCAAACATATATCCAAAACAAAAGCGCAATTAAGTGCCTTTATTCTAGATGCAAAGCAACCCACTGTTCCAAGGGATGATGAATTTGATTTTACATTTCCAGCAACGTTGAAAATCAATAAATACACCGAAGTCCTGGATTTTTATAAAGAAAATAAAGATTACAATAAAGTTTTAGAACTCAATATTGCAGGTGTACCGCACCTTTTCGCATGGGGTGGTTTGCACGGTGCAAGAAGTAATTACGCTGGTACTGGTCACTTTCTGAATATAGACGTAGAAAGTTATTATCCTGCATTGATGATTGAGTATGGCTATTTATCTAGAAACGTAAAGAATCCTGACAAATTCCGTGAAATTCGTGACACTAGGATTAAATATAAAGCAATAAAAGATAAACGCCAAGCGCCACTAAAAATAGTTATAAATGGAACGTTCGGTGCAATGAAAGATAAATACAATGGACTTTATGATCCACTTATGGCCAACAATGTTTGTATTGGTGGAATGACATTACTTCTTGATTTAATTGAAAAATTGGAGCCACATTGCGAAATTATTCAATCAAATACGGATGGCGTTTTAGTTAAGCTGCAGCATTATAATGATTACGATGTGATTGATGATATTTGTTACGCATGGGAACAACGCACAAAAATGAAATTAGAATTCGAAGAGTTTGTCAAAGTGATTCAGAAGGACGTTAATAATTATATTTTAGTAGATGCGGAAGGGAAATATAAATCTAAGGGTGCTTATGTAAAAAAACGGAATCCACTTGATTACGATTTACCAATTGTAAATGAAGCAGTTGTTAATTATTTCGTAAAAGGCATTGATCCAGAGAAAACAATCTTTAATTGTACGGAACTAATGAAGTTTCAAAAGATTGTAAAGATAAGTAGCAAATATGATTATGCAAGGTACGGCACAAGAAGGATGAATGAAAAAGTATTTCGTGTATTTGCAAGTGTTGATTTGAACGATAAAGAGTTACGGAAAGTAAAAGATGGGACCGCTGAGAAAATCGCCTATGTACCTGAACGATGTTTCATTGTAAATGATGAGATTAGTGATATGAAAATACCAGGTAAATTAGATTATTGGTGGTATTGGGAGTTAGCAAATAAAAGAATTGATGATTTTTTAGGGGAGGATAAATAATATGGAAAAGTGGTCGGAAGAAAGAATTGCAGCTTATAAAGATTATGTTAGGAATTATGAAAAAGATATGTTGGATTATGAAAATAGAATAACCGAGCATCAAAAAGGTTTGAGAAGTATGGTCGAGATGGTTTGTAGTGTGAGAGAAAAAAGACGTGAAACATTAACAGAATTATATAAGCAAGGTTGGCTATTAGATGATGATAAATGGGTGGAAGTGAACAAAAATTAAAAGAGCAGCTAACTAAAGTTAGCCACTAAGCCCTCGGGTATGAAGGAAAATCAGAAACTGTATCTACATTATTAACAAAATATTGAGCTTTAAACAGTTTTTAGAAAAAATGACCTCATATAATGGGTTAAATTCATTTTTAAAATCTTTTTTAATACCGTAGGTATCTGACAATTTAAAGTTTACTAAAATAAATTATAAGGGCGTTTTATGAAAGTTGGTGATTTCTTTGTATAAAGGGTACCTGAAGGGCAACGGAAAACATGCAGCTAGTAAATTTAAGGATGGCACGAAGTTATTATCGTATCATACAGCAAGAAAACATGACTCCTTCGTAGGTATTTTAGATGACGATTACATTATGGTTGATCTTGACGATATAGATGAAGCTGAAATGCTTCTAGACATCATAGAAGATAAAAATATTCAATGCTCCGTATTAGAAACAACAAATGGTATGCATTTTTATTTCAAAGGCTATGACATTACAGCAAATAAAATAAAGTGGTTTTCCAATATCGGGTTACTTTGTGATTATAAATTAGGAATAAAAAACACTGCCGATCCACTTAAAATAAATGGTGAAACTCGTAGATGGTTACGAAAATCAAATGAACATGATCCATTACCAAGTTGGTTATATCCGTACAACAAGAAAAATCCGAACCTCACCAAAATGACTGAAGGCGATGGGCGAAATGATAAATTGTTTACTTATATATTAAAATTGCAATCTCAAGGAATGGCTAAAAACGATATTAAAGAGACCATTTCCATTATTAATAATTATATTTTGGAAGAGCCTGTTGAACAAAATGAATTAAATATAATTTTACGTGATGAAGCATTCATGAAGGAGTCCTTTTACATAAAGGGCGTCTTCCAACATGAAAAATTCGGGGATTTTCTAATAAATGAACATCATATCTGTAAGATCACAAATATCCTACACATCTATAAAGGCGGTGTATATTCGGACAAGCAAGAAGATATTGAAGAAGCCATGATTAAACATATTCCAGCTTTAAAAAGGATGCAACGTCAAGAAACATTGGCTTATTTACAGTTAAAAGCAAAGCATAAAAATTTTGCTTCTACCAAATATGTTGTTGTGAAGAACGGTGTATTTAATTTAGAAACGTGGCAATTAGGAGATTTTACACCTGATATTATTACGCGTAATAAAATTCCAGTCGCTTATATTCCAGGTGCTTACTATAAAGTTACGGATAAAACATTAAATAAAATTGCGGTAAATGATAAAACAATTCGCTCTATTTTAGAAGAGATTCTTGGTTATATTTTATTTCGTCGGAATGAATTTGCGGCTACGTTCATCTTAACGGGGAATGGTTCAAACGGAAAATCATCATATTTAAAGATCATTCGTCAGTTAGTAGGAGAAGAAAATGCATCTTCATTAGATTTAAATGAATTGGACCAGCGATTTAAAACGGCTGAGTTATTCGGGAAGTTAGCAAACATTGGTGATGACATCGGAAAAGGATATATTAAAGAATCATCTGTATTTAAAAAGCTTTCTACAGGTGAAACATTAAACGTGGAAAGAAAGGGTAAAGACCCATTTGATTTTACTAATTATGCAAAATTAATCTTCAGTGCAAATGAAATGCCTCGTATCAATGATTTTACCGATGGATTAGGCCGAAGACTTCAAATTGTACCATTTAAAGCAAAGTTCACAGAGAATGATGAAGATTTTGATCCATTCATAACGGATAAATTATTATCCAATGAATCTATGCAATATGTATTGAATCTGGCGTTAAATAGCTTAAAACGATTATTAGTTGAAAAGAAATTCACGAAATCAAAAGCAGTGGAAGAAGAGCTTGGGAAATATCAGGAAGAAAACAATCCGATTATTAGTTTCGTAAATAATGAAGATGTAGAACTAGAGCGTGCAGTGGTAGGAGACGTATATCTTCAATATAAAGTGTATTGTGCGGAAAATGGCTTTCAATCTGTTAGTAATATTAACTTTAGCAAGCAAATTTCGCAAATATTTGGTTACAAATCACATGTTCAGAGAGTGGATGGAAAGAATAAGCGACTATTTCTCAAAGAATAAGAATTTTTTCGCGCCTTCCCAAGAATTTGACCGATTTTAGGGAGAGAAACTACATTTTTTTTCGTCATATTTATTATGCAACGTAGTCATATCAAGGTATGGGAGAAGAAAAGAACTAATTTCATTGGTCAAAAGGTCGTGACCGTTTGTTCGGTCAAAGCGTTTTTTGACACTAGTCATATCAAGGGGGGATCAAATGACTTTGAGCGAAAATGGTCACGAAAACCAGCAAAAATCACAGGTTTTCATGTGTTTTTAATCAAAATAACAGATAAATGCGTTATGCATAACAGATATCTGTTACGTGAGAAATGCAGTTGTATCAAGGGTTTAAAGAGCACGTAACAGATGTAACAGATAAATTCATTTTCTTTATAAAATATATATAAAGAGAAAAGGTAAAAAATATACTATATAAAGAAATATAGGGGGTAAATGCGTTACGTTTTAGTATAGAAAGTGTTATGAACCCTTGATACATAAGGTTTTTTACGCGTAACAGAACGTAACGCATTTTGCTCAAAAAAGGCAGGTGAATCATCATTTGTTTAAATGGTTAAAGGTATATCAAGAATTAGAAGGGGAAATTGAGTATATTGAATTTAACCTACAGCGTAGTCAAAGGGAATTAAAACGCTGGCAGGGTGGTGATTTATCGAAGTATAAATTAGCTCCTGACTCAGATGGTACCAAAGTAGAAGATCATATTGAACGGATTGAATATGAACTTGCTCATAAGATGAATGATTTACATGATCTGAAGAAGTTAATTCGCACCTTTAAAGGTTTAGAGCATAAGATTATGTACGGTAAGTATGTTGAAGGGAAAACATTAGAGTATCTTGCAATTGAATTTGGCTATAGTCGAAGTTACATTTATCAAAAGCATGCTGAGATTATGAGGAGAATTAAGTTTGCTGAAAAACTTACACTTTTTTAACAGTAAGTTACACCGATATTATCCATTGAAAAAATGGTTTATAGTAATAGCATAGACATTTGAAGAAAGGGCAACGGATGCATGGTTGCTCTTTTTTAATCACATAAACCATAACCATGTAAGGATTAGAAAAATAAAAAGAATAAGTAGGAATTGTGAAAATTTCATAATACACCCCTTTTAGAAATAGTATGTGTTAGGTTTTAAATGATATTTATTAAATGATATTTATTAAATGAAATATCACATACCGCATTATTAGTAACCAAATTAAAAGAAGAACATATTATATTAGTGCAAGTTTATTCTTTTTTATAAAAAGGCTCATAAAAAATCACATTCTGTCATGAAAAGAGCGCCCTGGCACAGGTGCTTTTTTCATTTGTCACACTTTTATGAGGATAAACATAATGTAACATAAACAATTGTTATATTTCATTTAATCTCCTTTTTGAAGAGCACTCGCTGAAACGGGTGCTTTTTGTGTTTAGCAAACAATTTCAGACATAATGATAATGGATAAACATACAATAATATAGAACGGTTGAGAATACAGTTGCCTATATTTTTTAAGAGAGAGCACTTGCTGGGGAGTGCTCTCTTACGTTTGCACCTTTTCATATAGACAAGCATATATTGGAGTATGGGACAACCCTCCGTTGTTTCATATTCACTCATATTAGCTCCTTTTTTTAGAGTATCTACTGACGTAGGTGCTCTTTTTTATCATGTAATAAAACATTTTTTACACCTAAAAAGGAAAGGTGATACATATGATGTATACATCCATTTTAAAGTGTGATTTGAGCTGCTCTGAAGCTTTAAATGCAATGTTGGTAGGTAAGTGTTAACTGAGTCAGGATGAGCTATATTAGGAGGAATTACAAAATGAATGTAAAGAACATATCTACAAAAGATATAAGCGAAGAGTTAGAGAAAAGAAATGGAATTACATCAATACATGTAGAGCCACATGTAAAAGTCGAAGTAGCTGGAGTAGTTGTGGAAGGACCAGCGATTATTTTAATAAATAAAGATTAACTCTTTTGTTTGTGTGTGTCTAAAAGTTGAGAGTTTTAGACACAATGTTTAGGTAACGAAAACAACGTGATTTGAATAGAAAATTCTTCTTGATTTCATCTAAAAGATAGTCTAGAATTAATTGTACAGAAGACTTATATCTTTTAGACGTTTGAAAGGGGATGTTTGAATGGAGTTAGTCGGATATGCACGTGTAAGTACAAGAGATCAGGATTTAGGGTTACAAATTGAAAAGTTAGAATCATTTGGTTGTAAAAAGATATTTATGGAAAAACAAAGTGGAGCCAAGAGTGACCGTGAAGAACTTAAAAAAGCGTTAGAATATCTAAGACCTGGAGATAAATTGGTCGTTTATAAAATAGACCGATTAGCTCGTTCTACATTTGATTTACAAAAGATTGTGAAAGAGTTAAGTGAACGAGAGATATCAGTTGTATTTATAAAAGAGCAAATTGACTTCTCTACACCTTCAGGAAAGCTCATGTTTACTATGTTAGGTGCCATAGCTGAATTTGAAAGAGATTTGATTAATGAAAGAACAGCAGAAGGTAGAGCAAGAGCCATTGAACAAGGGAAGCATATGGGACGTAAAGGACAAGATGAGAAACAAATTAAGCAGGCAATGAAATTGTTCTTTCATCGTGATGAGAATGGATTAAGTGTAAATGATATATCTAAAATGACTCATGTCCCACGCTCTACTATTTATGCGAAAGCAAAAGAAATAATGGAAAAACAATAAAACAAATGTAAAGTAGCGAAACATCGCTGCTTTTTTATTTTGGGAGAGGTGAGAGTGATGACGAAAATTAAAAGATGGTTAACCAAAGAAGGCTTATTAAAAATGGAAGGCTGGGCACGTGATGGTCTTATCGATGAACAAATTGCTTATAACATGGGTGTTACTCGCGTTACGCTTCATAATTGGAGAAAGAAACATCCGATCATGGACCAAGCTGTACGTCGTGGAAAAGAAGTAGTGGATCGTGAAGTAGAGAATGCACTACTAAAACGTGCATTAGGTTATACGTATGAGGAAGTAACGGTGGAAAAACAACAAGTTAGTGAAGACGATGGCTTTCAAGATGTTGAAACAAAAAGGGTTAAGCGACAAGTCGCACCTGATACAACTGCAGTCATCTTTTGGTTAAAGAATAGAAAGCCTGATGCATGGCGTGACCGACGTGAGATTGACCATAGTGGTGAAATGAAACAAACAGTTGTACAAAAAGCTGATTTAAGTAAGTACACGTCAGAGGAGTTGAAACAACTTGAAAGCCTCCTTAAAAAATCTTCCGACAGTTGATGAAATTCAAAGAGAAATAGCACGTCGTGATTACTATGAGTATGTGCGCTATGTGCATGAAGGTAGATATAAAAAAGCACCGCATAGTGAGTTTGTTGGTCGTGTTATTCAAGAAGCGATTGATAAGAAGAAGCAAATGAATGCAGGTGAGATTCCAACCACGAACCAATACATTGCTATCAATATGCCACCACGTCATAGTAAGTCGATGACGATTACAGAGACGTTACCATCTTATTATTTGGGGAACTTTCCAGAGGATAGAGTGATTGAGATAAGTTATAGTGATACATTCGCTCGTCGTTTTGGGAAGAAGAATAAAGAGAAGGTAAAACAGTATGGAACAGATTTGTTTGATATCCAAATATCGAAAGAAAGTTCAGCACATGATGAATGGTTACTAGATAATGAAATAGGTGGCATGATCTCACGTGGTGTATTATCAGGTATTACTGGTATGGGTGCGGACTTAATGATTATCGATGCCCCGATTAAGAACCGTGAGGAAGCTGATAGTGAAACGCATCGTGGTAAGATATGGGATGAGTGGATAGATAGCTTCTCTACACGTTTACATCCTGGTGCAATTGTCATACTGATTTTAACAAGATGGCACGAAGATGATTTACAGGGTAGGTTGTTGAGTAAGGAATATGGTGAACCTTTACCATGGCAAGTGTACAATCTTCCACTGGAAGCTGAGGAAGATGATGTAATAGGACGAGCAGTAGGTGAACCATTATGGCCAGAACGATATGGGTTAGAGTTTATTCAAGAACGGAAACGATATCCAAGTAGCTTTAACTCATTGTATCAAGGCAGACCAACCGCAGCGGAAGGGAATCTATTAAAGCGTAAATGGTGGCAGTATTATGATACGTTGCCAAAGATGGTGCATATCATCATGAGTATTGATGCAACGTTTAAAGATGAAGCAGACAGCGACTTTGTTTGTATTCAGGTATGGGGCAAGAATGGTGCGGATATGTATTTAATCGACAACTTAAAAGCACGTATGAATTTCCCAACTACCCTACAAGCCATTCGCAATATGGTAAGGAAATATCCGAAAGCACACGCTAAATTAGTGGAGGATAAGGCGAATGGTCCAGCGATTATTTCGATGTTAAAGAATGAAATAGGCGGTATGATTCCAGTGAATCCACAAGGTGGGAAGGTTGCACGTGTAAATGCAGTCTCACCATATATAGAATCAGGAAATGTATATTTACCAAGACAAGCACCTTGGGTGCATAATTTTGTGGAGGAATGTGCATCATTTCCACAAGGAAAAAATGATGACCAGGTAGATGCAATGTCACAAGCATTAAACCGATTTATCTATTATCATGCGAATGAAAAGTTCATTCCAAAAGAGCCAGTGACATTAGAAGAAAAGGTACATCGCCACATTATTAGACTATCGAGAGGGCGAAGGAAAGGAGGGCAACTACAATGACGTACGTTGTCTTTTTTATATTGGTAGCCATTATCTTATATCAAGGCTATATGTTCCGATATATTGAAAAATTATATCGTGAAGAGAAATATAAACTGATTGAATTGTGGAGCTTAGAGCGTAAGGAATTATATGACCGTATCCAAGCACCATCTTTTGCCGAATACAAGCAGGGTGAAGTGAAGATGGTGAAAGCACAGAAAGAAGAAAAGCCTGTACCAACATACCATTTAGAATAGGAGTGACCACGATATGGCTAGAGTGTTTCATTTAACGTTAGGTAGTATTGAAAAATTCGCAGTAGCTGATAATTATGAGGAAATGTATGAAAAGAGAGCAGAAGTTGACCCGGCATTTGCCTATACACCTGTAGAGATAAAAGAACTGCAAATACCAGGTTATGAAATAGAAGCGTATGAAATCAAAGAAGAAAAGAAAGTGTCGAAGTCGAGAGTGAAGAAATCTTAAAAGAGCTTGCGTATCAAAACGTGTAGGCTCTTTTTTCGTGTGAAGGCGGTGAGAAGCATTGTTTGGTCTCAATAAACCAAAGGAACAAAAGCAAGAACAGAAACGCCCTGATGATTGGGTGTCTCTTGTGGAAGAACGTATTACCCAAGCGGAGGACTGGGAAGAAAAGCGCCAAATGATGGCGCAAGTAAACTATTATCGTGGGAATCAGTGGCTTGTATGGAATCCGACAAGTAAGAAAATGATTACGGCACCTCTTGAAAATGGAGAACAGCGAATTACAGTAAACCAAATTCGACCGCGTATGATGGTAAAGCTTGCAAAACAAATTAAAAATCGTGTGAAGTTTGATGTCGTACCAGATAGTAACGATGAAACGCGCATTGAAATTGCGAAGGCAGCATCTAAATTTCTTAAATATTGGTGGGAACAAACAGGAATGGATCGGAAAACACGTGATATTTTCCTGAATAACGGTGTCAAAGGCTGGTGTGCCGCAAAAGTGTACTTTGATGCGGAAGCGGGTCAAGATATTACACCAGGGGAAGGGGAAATTGGATTCGAAGAAGATATGCAAAAGTTGTATACAGGTGAAATCCGTTGTCGCATTTGTGACCCACTCACTGTATACATTGACCCCGCCGCCGAAATGGATGAGGAAATTCGTTGGATTGTGGAAAGAAAGCCACGTGATATTGATTACATTCAAGAGCGCTACGGAAAAGATGTCGCTGCTGATGAAAATGTGGGATTTGCGGCTGCGTTTGATGTGACACCGCAAAATGGAGTCAATTCTACAAGTAAAAAGCGTCCTAATATGGCAATGGTGGATGAAATGTGGGTAAAACCGTGTGGTAAGCGTCCAAATGGATTGAAAGTTACGATTGCAGGTGGACAATTGCTGGATATAGATGAAAATGCTGGGGACATTCCGTTCTTTATCTTTGGTGATATTCCGATACCAGGAAGTGTAAAAGCGGAAGCATTTATTAAAGATATGTTGCCGATTCAGCGTGAAATCAATATTATGCGCTCTATGTTTGCCACGCATGCAAGAAAAATGGGGAATAGCATGTGGCTTGTGCCCATGGGGTCAAGTGTGGATGAAGATGAAATTACGAATGAAGAAGGCGGAATCATTCATTATACACCAATTGAGGGTGCGAGACCTGAAAGAGTTGGTGCGCCAGATATCCCGTCCTTCTATGATCGTATCTTAAATAATCACGATGCGGATATCGATGATTTATCAGGTGCACGTGAAATCTCACAAGGTCGTTTGCCGTCTGGATTAGATACGTATAGCGGGTTATCTCTTATGGTAGAACAGGAGAATGAGAAGCTTGCGGTTTCTTCTCAAAACTATGAGCATGGTATGAAACGTTTATTGCAACGTGTACTCATGCTGATGAAGAAACATTATACCGAAGAACGTATGGCTCGTATTCTTGGTCCTGATAATGATATTGAATTAGTAAGCTTCACTGGGTCTGATTTAAGTGGTGGAGAAGACATTAATATTATTCAAGGTTCTTCTCTTCCAGAAATGAAATCAGCGCAACAAGACCGCATTATGACCATGTGGGACAAAGGGGCAATTGTCAAGAAAGATGGTTCACCAGATACACAGGGCTTTTTAAAACTGATGGGTATGGGAGATAGCAATGAGCTATTTGAAATGCAGCAGCTTGATGAAAACAAAGCGAAAATGGAAAACAAGCAGTTCGAGCAGATTGCACAGAATCCAGATTCGTTACAAGCATTGCAACAATACACCATGCAACAACAACAGTTTGAGGAGCAAGCCCAAGCAATGCAAGCACAAGGTGTAGATCCCATGCAGGCTGGCATGCAACCACCACAACTACCACTAGCGACACCGCAGGTACGTGATTTTTACGATCATGAAGTGCATATATATATTCATAATGCTTTTCGAAAATCAAGCTTATACGATGAATTACCGCCTGAAGTGCAGCAGTTAGTTGATGACCATGTACAGCAACATATGGAGGCACTCAATGCGCCAATGGAAGCGGATAGAAGGCAGCAGATGGAACAAGAACAACACATGCAAGAAGAGCAGAAAGCTATGAAAGAACAAGACTTACAGCTACAACATCGTAAACTAGATATTGAAGAAAAGAAAGTAGAAAAAGAAGTGCAGAAGGGTGAGAGATAAATGACTTTTGGTCAAGCGCTTGAAGCATTGAAACAAGGTAAGACAGTGGCTAGTAGAGGTTGGAATGGTAAAGGTAGGTGGTTAAGACTTGTAAAGCAGGGGGAGTTTGATATCTCTTTTGAAGTGGTTGGTGGTAACAAATGTAAAGGACTCCTCCCATGGATTGGTATGAAAACAGCTGATGATACATTTGTTCCTTGGTTAGCATCACAAACAGATATGTTAGCAGAAGATTGGGAGGTTGTTGAATAATGAACTTCGGCCAAGCAATCGAAGCAGTTAGGGCAGGAGAAAAGATTTCTCGTAAAGGTTGGAATGGTAAAAATATGTTTGTAGTTTATCAGAAGGGGTATCCTGATGGAATCCCTTGCAACAAACAGACCGCTGAAGCTTTGGGTATAAATGAGGGAGATTTATTTAAAGTTCGCCCATACTTACAGTTAAGATGTGCTGATGGAACTCATGCCATGTGGTCACCTAGCACTTCTGATGCTTTAGCTGAAGATTGGGTTGTTTTATAAGTCGCTACTAATAGCGGCTTTTTTCTATACAAAAATTTGGGCGTCGAATGTGGACTTGCGCCCACCCACAGGAGGAAAGAAATATGTTAAAACCATTTCGTTTACGTTTAGGTAATTTTCAATTCTTTAATGGTTTGGAAGGCGGTGGTGAGGTCGTAACGGAAACGGTACCTCCTAGCGACTTAGGTGGGGAACTCACGCCCCCGCAAGGTACAGGAGAAATAACAGAGCCAACTGGACAAATAGAAACACCACCCGGGCAACAATTGGAAGGTGGAGAAAATCCAGAAGGACAACCACCGGAAGGTATGGAACAATCACAAGCTTTTGCGAAACGATTACAAGAACGTACACAAGCGGCTCTTATGGAAGAACGTCAGCGTTGGGAGCAAGAAGTTTCTGAGAGATATGGGAACTATGACACATATGACCGTGCGATGAACTTCTTTATGAAACAAGCAGGTTATAACGATCTTAATAGTATGATGCAGGCGATTGAACAGCAAGATTTATTACAACGTGCTGAAAAGTTTGGTGTGACGCCTGAAATTCAGCAGAAATTAGAGAGTCTGGAAGCAAAGGCACAAAGAGCAGAAGAACTGGAATATCAGCGTGAACAGCAACAATTATCACAACGATTCACTCAAGCGTTAGGGCAATTCGCACAAGAAAAAGGCGCAGATGCAGCAGCGTTAGAACAATTTATGGTGGAACAGAATGTTCCTAATTTTGAAGTAGCGTATAACGCCATGCGTGCGCAGCAGTTAGAAGAACAGCTTACTTCAGCAAAAGAAACGGCCATTCAGGAATATTTACAAAGTAAGAAAGCGCCGAAGGTGGAAGGTCCTGGTGTAACAGGACTTGTCTCGGATGAACCAACTACAGATTTTAAAGTGGCGCGTGAAAGAGCACTACAACGATTACGATCAGCAAACCAACAAATTTAAGGAGGTATCCTACTTATGGGTGCTACATTAACGACATTAGCGGATGTTTTAAAAATCGATTACTTGCCAGGGATTAAAGAACAAATTAACAATGCGAACTACATCGTTTCACAGTTAGAAAAGAAAGTGGAAAAGATTAATGGTGATGGTTCCAATTTCTTAATTCCTCACCACTTTGGACGTAACACGGGTGTTGGAGCAGTTGCTGAAAATGGTAACTTACCAACAGCGGGGCAACAAGCGTATAAGAGCTCTACAGGTACAGCACGTATGGTGGCTGGTCGTTTAGAACTTACAGTACAAACCATTGAATCATCGAAGAAAAATGAAACGTCTTATCTTCGTGCAGTAGAATCTGAGGTAAAAGGTTTAACAACGGATATGAAGAACTTCCGTGCACGTGTGACCTTCGGTAATGGTTCAGGACGTATTGCGAATTGTACCGCACAAGCGACGGCTGCGAATGCACTTGTCGTAAGTAGTGTGAAGGGATTCTTTGTTGGGCAAAAAGTAGATATTGTAAATGCGACAGGTAGCGTGACAACAAGCAATCGAACCGTTACAGCGATTGATCGCGCAGCGACTACCATTACGATTGATGGTGCGGCAGTTGCAACCGCGGCAACAGATGGCATTGTGTCAGCTGGTTCTTCTAATTTAGAGCCAATGGGGTTAAACGGAATTATTGATGATAAGCTCATCTTACAAGGGTTAAATCCTTCCGCATATACATGGTGGAAAGCAAATATGTTTGCGAATAATGGAACGGCTCGTCCGATTTCCGATGCGCTACTACGTTTAGTGATGGATGAAACATCTATTGTAAGTGGAAAAGAAACGGATTTCCTGATGGGTTCACATGGTGTTCGTGCGGCGTACGAGGCTGTACTGACTACAAATAAAAGGTATACAAACGTGATGCAGTTAGAAGGTGGTTATTCTGCATTAGAGTTTGATGGGAAACCATTCTTAGTAGACCGTTATATGCCCGCAGGTATGGTGTGGGGAGGAAATTATGACGATTTAGGATTATATCGTGTAGCGGACCTTCAATTCATGGAAGAGGATGGTTCGATGTTCTCACGTGTACCGAATAAGGCGGCATACGAAGCGACTGCGTATATGTTAGAAACAATGGTATGTCACGCACGTAACGCCTTCTGGCAACTGTCAGATGTGCAAGAAGCAACTGGATATACGAAATAAAATGAGAGGAGCGATTCGCTCCTCTTTTGCATGTTCGAACATGGAGGTATAAATCATGAATCCGTATCAAAAAAGAGGATTTCAACGAACAGTTTTAAATGACATTTATCATGTGGAAGAACAGCTACAATCCTATGATCCTCACTTGTATCTTATGTGGAATCCTAAAAATGGGGAACATGTCATTATGGATGGACTATTAGATATGTCGATTATGAAAATTCCACAAATCGGATTTGAACAATTGGACGCAAGAATTGTAGACCATATCAAGAGAATCCATACAGTGAACGGATTCTCCGCTGTTCAAACTGTGGAAGATACTGAGAAAAAGAGACAAAAAGAAGAAGAGAGAAAACTGAATGATCTAGCGGAAGATTATGCGAGAGAATCAAAAGAAGCATTTTGGAACGCGCATGCATATGGTCGTGTGGATGGCGTACAAAAATATGTACAGGGTGTAAATGTGGGAGGGAATCATAGTGAATCTACAAGAACTAATCCTGCAAGTGAACCGGGATGTTGACGACATCTTTGAAAATGGAGATATTCAACACTGGCTCAATCGTGCATTAGATGATATCACTCCGATTGCAAGGATAGAAAAGAAAGTCAATTTAACATATCCATACACATTACCAAATGACGTACAAGATATGGAACGAGTGATGCAAACGAACAAAGTATTTCCGCGCATACCTGTAGGGGAAGAACATCAAAAAGGCTATTGGGTGTGGGGAAATGAATTGATGCTACAAGGTGGAAATCAACAACCTATTGAAGTCTATTATTATAAAAAGTTAAGTCATCTAAAAGGAATGGAAGATGTACCTGAAATTGATAGTCCCTATCACGATTTATTAATTTTATATGCTGTTGGACAACTGCAATTTATGGATGGAGATTATGCGGATAGGCCAGATCGTATGCAGCGATATGAACAGCGTAGGCAACAATATGCTGTCTTTCGTGAGAAACGGAAAGTAAAGAGGTCCGGTGTACGAATCAAGACCATCCACGAGTATAGTGATGCTCCTACCTTCCTTGCGGATTGAAAGTAGGTGATGAGGATTGAAGGATACTGCTGAATTCAAAGATTTCTCAATGGGATTGAATGATACAGTGTATGCAAATGTAATTGAGGATAAAGAACTCAGTAAAGTAGAAAATGCAGTGATTGGTGTAGGGGAAATTCGGAAACGAACAGGTTATAAGCAAGTTGCTTATGTAGGAGAGAAAATAACAGGTGCCTATACATTTCTCAAGTCAGATGGCACAAATGAGTTATTGATGATGGGTGACCGTCTGAGGAGATGGAATGGGAAATTCTTTGTTGATATCCCAGGTCCGTCCTCTACTGGTGACAGAGCGAATTTTATCACGATGAAAGACCGAAAAGGAAACCGTGTTGTTTTAGTTGCCAATAATATCTCTCTAAAAGTGTATGCTGAAAATCAGCTATCATCTGTAACAGCATATGTACCTACTGCGGATGAACAAAGAAATCCTGGTTTGAATGATATAGGTTCTTTATTTAACTGCAAATACATGGCTTTCTTTGGCGGACGGTTATTTGTTGTTGGTCATGACGTAAAGAATCGCGTTTCATTCTCCCACATCGATCCAAAACTTGGATACGCTGTATATGATTATTTTCCCGCCATTAATTTTTTCGATGTGGCAAGTAATGAAAATGATGAAATTGTAGGGCTGGTAACGTTTCGGAATAGTTTAATTATCTTCTGCCGGTATTCTATATGGGCTTTATATGGGAAAACAACATATGATTATGAATTAGTAAAGATCAATACACCAACGGGCTGTATGGCACCTGAGAGTATTAAAGTAGTGGGAAATCAAATTTTTTATTTGAGTGATACACATGTATATGGATTATTTGCGAATGATTTTAATATGGTAAGTGCACAAATTATAACCAAGCAAATAGAATCAACAATGCGTGCAATCCCACTTACAGAAAAAAGTAAAGCTGTTGCGGGCTATTTTGAAGGGAAGTACTATCTATCTTTTCCAAATGGAAAAACACTTGTCTATGATGAATTGCTGGCGTGTTGGACTGTTTATTCGAATATCAAAGCGGATGTATTCGTAAACTATGATGGGAATTTTTATTTTGGAAGCAATAAAAATGCGTATGTCTTTCATCCTGAATATCATGATGATGGAAAGCCGATTCCTTTTCGCATGGAAACCAAGTATTTTGATTTTGGTTTGATGACACAAGACAAAAAGATTCATCGGATATGGTTGCATAGTAATCAACCCAACGGGTATCGGTTAGGAGTGAAATTAGATTTTGAAACCAAGCAGGTAGATGGTACAAGACCGAATGCTGCGAATGTGTCCAATTGGGATGAAGCGATTTGGGATCAGAATACATTTGATAGAATCGAAATGTATATTAATCGACTACGGGTAAGTAATCGAACGAAAAAAATAGGCATGATTATTGAGGACGTAACTCATATGCGTCCTTTTGTTGTATACGGCATCGGGGTCCAGTATGAATTGAAAAGAAGAAAGGAGACGTCATATGGTACAAATTCAAAGAAAATATAATTTTATGCCAGGTACAACCATTTCATCTGGGCAAGTAAATGAAGAATTTACGAATTTAATTAATGCTCATAATGATAATGATGGGATTTTACAAAATTTAAATGAGTATGGGTTCTATAAAAATAACATACGAGCGGGAAAGACAGAGTTTATTCAGATAAGTCGTGGGCAAACGTTGCAGAAACAAATCTTATTTACTCCTGCCTTTTCCCAAATTCCGTTTGTTACAGTGACAGCGGCGAATGGAGATATCGGAACAGGGGACATCGTGGTATATCTTTCACAAGTTACGACGACTGCTTTTACACTTACTTTGCACAATAAAAATACAACAAGAGATACTTCACTGGCTTTTCATTATATGGCTATTTCAATGGGATGAGGTGAGTTTGTATGACGAATTATCCAGTGTTTACAACGCCAGAACGGCGTAATTTAAGTATGCAAGATGCACGCTTACAAGCGAATGATGAGCTAGGTTCTTTATATGAAAGGGCATTGCAAAACATGCAAACGAGTGTAGCGGATAGTCAAACACAAGCAGCAGAACAAGCAGCTGCAAGAGGGATGGGGAGCTCGGGTTTATCACAAGATGCGATGAATAAAATCGCGATTGCAGGTTTATCGCAAAGAGGAAATTTAGAAGCAGAGCGTACACAAAAAGTTGCTTCTTTAGCTCGCCAACTGATGGAACGTGACCAAGACCTTGGTTTCCGTGAACGCCAACAGGCGTTTCAGGAATGGAGTGGAGAACAAGGAATGAAAATGGATCAAGACCGTTTTGCCTATCAACAGAAAAATGATTTGCGAAACCATAATTTTGATAAAGAGCGCTTCGATTATCAACAGAAAAATGACATGTTAAATCGTGATTTAGAGCGTGATAAGTTTGATTATACGAAAGACAAAGATTGGAGAAATTATCAATTTGATAACAAACGATTTGACCATCAAGTGAAAAATGATAATCGAAACTATGGTTTAGAACGAGATCGGTTTAATCATACGGTTCGAAATGATGATAGAAACTATGATCTGGATATAAATCGTTTCAACCACACCGTGAAAAATGATGATCGAAATTATGATTTAGACCAACAGCGTTTTAATTATACGATTTTTAATGATGGTAGAAACTATAGTCTTGATAAAAATAGATTTAACTATCAAATGAAAAATGATGATCGAAATTATAATTTAGACCTGAGTCGTTTTAATTATGGAAAAGAGAAAGACTTACGTGATTATAATCTTGATGTGAGCCGATTTAATCACTCCGTAAATAATGATAATCGGAATTACAATCTTGATTTGAGTCGTTTTAATTATGGGAAACAAAAAGATACACGTGATTATAACTATCAAGTAAGTCGGGACAATGTATCGGATAACCGTTGGCAGCAAGATTACAATTACAGGGCTGGTCGGGATAGTGTCGCGGATAATCATTGGCAACAAGATTATAATTATCGCTCTGGAAGAGATAGCGTATCGGACAATCGCTGGCAACAAGAATTCAATTATCGTTCCGGAAGGGACGGAGTAGCCGATAGCCATTGGCAACAGGAGTATAACTTAAAAAAGCAAGCAGCCGCCTCTAGAAGTAGTGGTGGAGGTGGCGGTAGTTCTTCTAGCAGTTCACCAAGTGTAAGCTCAAAATCTTCATTGAATGGTTATACACGCGATCAAATCAACTGGTACAGTAACCCAAATAATGCCCCGTATGCATATGGACAAAAGAAGGAAGAAGTAAAGAAAGTACCGTCTTATGTGGAGTCATTGTTAATGAGGAAGCCATTGGAGCCTTCGTTGTTGCAAAAGTTTGGGCCGAAAAGTTTTTGGTAAGGAGTGTGAAGAATGCCTCGTAAAAAGAAAAGTGACATAGAAAGAGAACAAGCTTCTTCTATGGTGAAGGATTGGGAAAAAGACAATGGTGGTCTAAATGATAATCAGCGTGCTACGCTTCAACGCATGATTGAACTCAAATCAAATACAGCACAGCAAGATGTGCGTCGTGTTGATTATTATAGCGGAAATGAAAAGAAATATGAAAGAAGTACGCAACCCATTCAAGTTCGGAATGACAATACAGGTAGTCTTGTAAAAAAGAAAAAAGAAATCTTCGCATTGAAAAATGGTGAGGAAGATGAACCTTTAGAGAATGTCTATCAAAACCTTGAATTTGATAAGAACAACGAGGATCATAGAAAGCCGCCAGAGAGAAATCCGTTTTTAGATCAAATAAAAGCAGCGAACAGTATTTCACAATCCACATCCACAGACTGGATGAAACAACAAGAAGAAGCTAGTCGTACCAATCGTATGATGAGTACAATTGATCGTATTGCGAAACAGCCACCTCAGGAAGGTGGTTTTTTTGATGATTTGAAATTCAGTGCTAAAAAGTTTGGTGAAATGATTAAGCCACCTGAAGGTAAGACCAGACAAGAAGTTTGGGATGAGTATATGAAAGATGGTGGGAAAAGCAGAGGAACGAAAGAAGTCAATCGCTTTGCGAATCGTACCATGGATTCCACGTTACTCAATGCGCCAAGTGCGGCCATGAAAAAAGTAAGAGGACAAGATGCAGTAGATTGGCAAGATCACCGTGAAGGGGTGGGAGAAAATGTCGCTGACTTTGTATCAACGGGGATTGGCTATGTACTCCCTGGTGCAGGTGCTGCGAACGTAGCGGGGAAACTGGGAATGGCTGCGAAGGTGGGAGAAAATACTTCTAAACTTGGAAAGATAGGGCAATATGCCAAAGAAGGTGCGGTAACAGGTGCTCTTATTGCAGGTGCAGAAACACCAGCCAAAGCATATGTGAATCCGGAACAAACGGTAGGAGACCATTTAAAACGGATTGGCGTAGAGACCGCAGCAGGGGCAGCTATTACGCCGCTTGCCCATGGTTTGATGAATGCGGTGCAAAATTTGCGTAAGACGAAGGGGCATACTTCTAACGTATCGGATGATGTCATTCAGCAGGAAAGACATCAAAGGGAATTAACCAATCAAGTTGCGGAAGAACAAGCATTGCAAGATACACGTATCAAAAACGAACCGGAATCTTTACCGATTCAAGCTACATCAGAATCCGCACCATCGTTAGAACAAGCAATAGAAAGTATGGCCAAACAGAAGAAGAAAGCTTCTTCAAATGGGGAACTTCCTGATGACGTACAAGCGATGCGCCATGCACCTCCGGTCATTCAATCCGCTATGGCGCCAGATGGGCGGACCATTACGCAGAAAAAGTTAATGGATAGTTTCCGTGATAATGTGGGTATCACACTTCGTACGGGACGCATGGGAGTGGGCGACGATGCTGTTTCGGGTATTTATAAGAATAGTCCCGAAGTCATTCGTACGCGTGATTATGGGGACTTAGAAACGTTAGCGCATGAAACAGGTCATCATTTGGATAAGAAATTTGGATTGAATGACCCAAAATTTGATGACGAATTAATGAAACTTGGTTCCCACACATCCGGTCAAAATTATACGCCTGAACAAATTCGTCAAGAAGGTATGGCGGAATTCATGCGTCGTTATTTACTCAACCCAGCCATGGCAGAACAAGAAGCACCTGCATTTATGAAGCATTTTCAAAATACCATTCCGGAAGATGTACAAAAGGGATTGAAAACAGTACAAGAAGATGCGCAAATATGGGCGAATCAAGGGGATGAAGCGCGTTTCCGCGGAAAAATTAATGTAAATGAAAAACCTAAGGGTCTTGAGCGTGTGAAGCAAGTGCTGCAAAAACTACCAAATTCGAAAGAAGAGTTATATACAGATGTAATGGATAGACTTTATCCGATTTCTAAAGCAGAGAAAGAAATACTTGGTGGAGAATTGGCGGATGCGTCTGTTTCTCCTTATAAGAAGGCAAGGCTTGCAGCGGGAACGCCTAAAAAGGCGCAAATGAAGGTAGAAGAGTTCCGTAATATCTTTGGAGATTCAAAGGTTGATATGGCAGATATACGGGATTATGTGACTGCCATTCATGCACAGGATTTGGAGAAACAAGGTATTAAAACAGGATTCACCCCTGAAGAGATTGAAAAAACGATTACGAAATTTGATAAGCCTGAAGTACAAGAAGCACATCAAAAAATTAAAGCCTACAATGATTCTTTGTTGGATATGTTGGTTGAAGGAAATATGTTATCTAAAGATGCTGTTGCTGCCATGCGTGAAAAGCATCCAAACTATATGCCATTTAACCGTTATTTTGATGAAGAGGGTGTGGGTGAAGGGTTCGGTGGAGGAAAGGGCTTTGTAGATTTAACCAATCCTGTTAAGCGTATAGAGGGTTCGAGTCGAAATGTCATTGATCCATTTGAAAGCATTGTGAAAAATACCTTTAAGTCTATGCAAGCAATAGAACGGAATAAAGTGGGACTAGCTCTAGCAGATTTAGCGGAAAACGAAGGGGCAGGGAAATGGATTGAAAAGCTTGCTGGTGATGGAAAAGAATCGGTAGCGAAAGAGAACATTGTAACTGTTTTTCGAAACGGGGAAAAACAACAATATCAATTAGCGCCTGAATTATATCGTGCTGTAAAAGCAATGGATAAGGAAGTTACAAATAAATTTGTATTGGCCGCGGGGAAACCAAGTGATTGGTTACGAGCAGGCGCAACGTTAACGCCTGAATTCGCATTACGGAATCCAATACGTGACCAGTTTGCATCTTATGTGGTAAGTGATACAGGTTATAATCCTTTCGACTTTGTAAAGGGACTAAAAGAGGTTGGAAAGAAAAAGTTCGGGAAAGGTTCAGAACTATATGATGATTGGGTAAATCAGGGCGGTGCATATGGTGGATATTTATCTGCCGATCGTGACTTGTTGAAAGAACAGTTATCAGGATTAGAAAAACAAGAATCTGGACTTCCAAAAGCGATAAAGGCTATTACAGCTCCTGTCAATCCTAAAAATTGGCTGAAAGTATTACAAAATATCTCTGAAGTATCGGAAGAAGCAACAAAAGTCGGGGCTTATAATAAAGGATTGAAAAAAGGGCTAACGCCAGAAGAATCAGCTTATCAGGCGCGTGATTTAATGGATTTTAACCGTATGGGGAATTTCATGCAATCTGCGAATCGAATTTTTACGTTCTTAAATGCAAACGTACAAGGAAAAGACAAATTAATTCGTGCCATGAAGGAACATCCAGTTCGAACAAGTGCCCGTATTGCAGGTTCAACCCTACCACCAAGTGCACTAGCCATCGCAAGTTATGCAAATGCAAATGATAAACAAAAAGAAATGATGGATAATATGCCGCAACAAGAGAAGGACACGTATTGGTCATATGCTATTCCTGGTACTGATAAAGTGGGACGGATTCCCAAGCCTTTCGATATCTCATTACTAGCTAATACAGTAGAAAGAGCAAATAAATATAGAGAAGGAGATCAGTATGCGTTTGATGGATTTGATAAGACTGTAAATGATGCGGTGAAAGTACCTTGGATACCAACTACGTTACAACCGATTGTCGAGAATATGGCAAACTATAGCTTTTTTAGAGATGGTCCAATTGTTCCAAAGCGTGATGAGAAAAATTCACCGAAAGAGCAATACGGTCCGAATACGAGCCTAACAGCTCGTGAAATGGCAAGTGCATTAGATAAGATTGGAATTGAAGCTTCTCCATACAAAATTGATAATTTATATAAAGGATATACGGCTGGACTAGGGCAGTTTCCATTGAAAGGATTGGATAGTGCGATTTCATTAATATCTAATAAAGATGTACCTACACCAATTGCACAAGAATGGAATGAATCGACACCAGGTGCGAAAGCGTTCTTTGTAAATGGACAAGGTGGTGGGCAGGTCATGGAAGATTACTATGACATCATGGATGAACAACAAGCGATTCAAGCGGATAGTAAAAAGAATGAAGAAGATGCATCGAATGCCGAAGAAATGAAAACATTTAATAGAATTGATAGAGAGATGGCTAAATTACGTAAAGAATATTATGTTGTGAAATCGGATACCGAGATGAATCCAGAAGTAAAACGAAGTGAATTAGATCGTTTGGATGAAGAAATGCGTACACTTGCACGAGAAGGAATTACAGTCTTTAGACCTGATTATAAATAAGGGTTCCACATACTCTGTTTGAATAAGAACATCTTGTCCATTTTTAGAATAATATATCTAGATGCTTCGTATTTAATTAGAACAAGGGATGTGGAAACATGGAAGACATCAAGAAAAAGATAGAGGAGTTGACTTTGGAGCAAAAAGAAATCATGCGAGAAATAAGAAATTTAGAGATGCGTACAACGATAAATGAAAAAGATATTTCTACAGTTAATAAGCAATTAGAAAAAATCAGTTTAAATACAACTTGGATTTTACGAATTGTTATCGGGGCGGTTGTAACAGGGGTTTTAGGTCTAGTAGTTAAAGGAATAATGTAAAAATCGTATCCAAAAGAGCTCCTAAAAGGGCTCTTTTTTCTATTACCAATAAAGGGGATGAGAAAAATGGAGGAACAGATTTTCAATTCAATGATTCAACAGGGAGCATTCGCAGCGCTATTCGTGTGGATGCTTTTTACTACGCAAAAAAAGAATGAACAGCGTGAAGAACAATATCAGAAAGTCATTGAAAAGAATCAGGACGTTATCACAAAACAAGCAGAAGCTTTTGGGGATTTATCAAAAGATGTTTCTGAAATTAAACAAAAAATTTTAGGAAGTGGAGATGTTCAATAATGGAAATCCGAAAAAAATTAGTTGACCCAAGTAAATATGGTACGAAGTGTCCGTATACAATGAATCCTGAATTCATCACGGTTCATAACACTTACAACGATGCTTCAGCCGAAAATGAAATCGCGTATATGATTCGAAATAATAATGAGGTGTCCTTCCACATCGCAGTAGATGATAAGGAAGCGGTACAAGGAATTCCTTTAGAGCGTAACGCTTGGCATTGTGGTGATGGTGGAGGTAACGGAAATCGTAAATCTATCGGAGTTGAAATTTGCTACTCTTTAAGTGGTGGAGATAGATATTATAAGGCGGAAGATAATGCGGCTATTATTGTGGCTCAATTGATGAAACAATACAACATTCCGATCACTAAAGTTCGCACACATCAATCATGGAGCGGTAAGTACTGTCCACATCGTATGTTGGATGAAGGAAGATGGAATTCTTTTATAGAAAGGGTGCAAAACGCATATAACGGCGGGAATACAGCACCATCCACACAAACGTCAAACAATGGTGTAGGTGTCGTTACAATTACAGCGGATGTATTACGCGTTCGTACGGGACCAGGAACAAATTATGACATTGTGAAAAAGGTGTACCGAGGTGAACGATATCAATCTTGGGGTATTCAAAATGGCTGGTATAACGTTGGGGGGGATCAATGGGTATCTGGTGAGTATGTAAGGTTTGAGGGGTAGGATGGAATGGTTTTGAAGAGTATGCATACTATGTAATTACCAAAGGGTTTTATATATGGGTAAAATAGGGCAGACAAAAAAGCATTCCCCTGGCGAGGGAGGAATGCTTTTTTAACATTATAAAGATATACATCTCTTATTTGGTTTGTCAGTAGCATTATATGTAACGACAGGAATAAATATGAACAATAAAAAATAATGAATATGTGTAGATGGAGTAAGGAGGGAAACCAAAAGAGGCTCCTCTTGTTAATATAAGGAGACCTCTTCTAGGGGATATCAGTTATTTGTAAAGCTTATTGTATGATATGCAATAGTTACAATATATTATAACAGTAAAAATAAAAAACCAGTGCACTCTTGACTGAGGAGTACGCTGGTTTCGTGGTTTCTCTTGAACCATTAGATATATATGTGAAAAAATCATATTGTATTACTAAAAAATAAAAAACGAACACTCCAATATAAGGAATGCTCTTTATGTAGAGTAGTATAAGGTTCTAATGGGAGAAAACTATATGCATGCTAGGTACTTAATATTCCTTAAAAATAGAAAAAAGACACTTTCTCCCAGTTGAAAGTGTCTTTTTCCATGAGGAGTATTCTCCGATGACATTCTTACTATATGCGTGTGAAAATAATGTATGAATACAAAATAAAAAGACGCTTTCTCTAGGAAAGCGTCTGGTTTATATAAATTTCTCTCGGTGTTAGTTTGAGTATATGTAATCAAAGCGAGCGATAGAACGAAATATTGACGATAGAGTATATTTTTATTACATTCTTTAATCTACAATTGTATGTAAAGAAAAGGGCCGTTTCCTTTAGTGGGGACGGCTTTTTTGTTGGTGGGATTACATATTGTGAAAAAGGGTAAAACTATTGAAATGGAGGTGTTAAAATGTCTTTTTTTACAATTGTTCTCTTATTTATAACGTGTATTTCGGTTATTAATTGGGTATTGTTACGAAAGAAAAAAGAGCACGACTTTTTGAATTTATTACATTTAGCAAATAATGATGTAGATTTTAAAAAAACTGTAGCTATGGGGCTGTATTATCGATTCATGAAACAGACAGAAGAAGAAAAAGTATCTAATGTATTTATTCGGGAAGATCCAATAGCATTTGAACATTTTGTTGGAGACGTATTTGAAAGGTACTATGGAGGATCAGTTTACGTAACGAGGGGGTCAAATGATTACGGTGTTGATTTCGAACATAAGTTAAATGACGAATTATATCTTGGACAAGTGAAATGTTATAATTTGGACATGCCTTTTAATGCTATCGCGTTAGTTCATTCAAATATGGTAAAAGAAGACGCGAAGGGCGGATACGTAGTAACAACTGGGAGTTATACAGTAAATGCCCAGCGTTATGCTGAAGGATTAAACATCCAACTAATCGATGGACCAGAACTTGCTGAGATGTACATAGAAGTGTTGCAAAATGAAAGAAATCCTGTTTACAAATTGGACCCTGTTAATAATTAATTAGCAGGGTCATTTTTTTGTACTTCATATAAATCGTCAACTCTACAATTAAAGATACAAGCTAATTGATATAAACGATGAACATTTGGAAAAGAAGTTCCAGTTATGTAGTTGTTGAGTTGTTTTACGGTTATTCTTAGTTTATTCGCTATAAAATCTTTTCGATATCCACTTTTTTCTACCCAATCTCCAATTTTACTTTTAAGTTTTATCTCCATATTTTATCACCTGCAAATTATTTCAACACACATAAAAAAATACCTCTATTCTAATTTATTTTCTGTTTTAAGGAAAAATAATTTCTATATATAGGTAATAATCCTTCTTCTAATTCATATACCTATATTAAGACCATGAGGAATACCAAGTGGAAGCAAGGAAATCTAGAGGGGAGAGAGCACATATGCGTTGGCAATATTCACATTTAAACGAAACGCCTTATTTATATCCATCGAAGGAATTGAGAAATATGCATAGGGGTTCTAATGGTAAGAAAGAAACGAATACGATAGTGAACCACATGGAAAGACATGAAGTATTTAATAATCGTGAATATAAAGGCTATTACCGTTTATCAAGCGAAATTATCGATGATCTATATGAAGATGGAGATGAAGTGTTGGAATGGGGGGATGTTATTAACGATTATCAACCGATAATGAATCCAAAGAAGGGTCTACAGCTAAAAAGAAAAGAGGGGTTCAGATGACACTTGCAGGGGAAGCGGTAATTATTTGGACAGCAACAGGTTTGTCTGTAATCGCGATGAGTGTAGCTGAAAAAATGGGGAAGAGTGTTCCACATTGGCTTCCACGTATAACCTTGTATACGACGCTTACGGGCTCGTTTTTATATCTTCTACGTTATATTCTCGTTATGTTTCTATGAAGGAATACGATGTGGAAGAGAGGGACAATAGACCACACAAGCAAAAATGCTCGTCCTGTTATCTTCCAAAAAAATGCAACTATATCCTTATAGGATATATAAGGAGTGTTCATCTATGCTTGAATTATTGTTAATACCCGTTGCTTCATTTGGATATGCTTTGGTAAGTAATAAGTTCAAACGTAAAGATGATGATAAGCGCAAGATACAAGTATTCTTTGAAGTGTCTGGAATCGCAATCAAAAGAGAAGATAAGCTATATTATCCAAAATTTCAAAAGCAAAAAGATGATGATCGCAGCACAACGTATATTTATACTTTACCTGTTGGAATGCCGAGTAAAATCATTCAGAAGGTAGAAGATGTTGTTTCTGAAGGACTAAATAAACCCATTCGAATCCAGTATGATAATTATAAATTGAACATTCGAGTATTCCATAAAAAAATACCTACGAGATGGGAATGGTCAACGGATTTAATTCAAGAGCGCAAATGGTGTGTACCAATCGGGCAAAGTTTAGAAGAGTTAATTTGTCATGACTTTGATAAAACACCGCACATGACTTTAGGTGGACTAACGAGGATGGGAAAAACGGTGTTTTTAAAGAATGTATTCACTTCACTTACTGTAGCTAATCCAGAGCATGTTCACTTTTACATTATTGATTTAAAGGGAGGATTGGAGTTTGGACCTTACACGAACGTAAAACAGGTAGAATCTATTGCAGAAAAGCCAATTGAGGCCTTTCAAGTATTGAGTATGATTTTAAAAAGGATGGAAGAAAAAATGCTTTTTATGAAAGGACACCATTATACCAATGTGGTAGAAACAAATATAAAAGAACGCTATTTTATTATTGTGGATGAAGGCGCAGAACTTTGTCCTGATAAAAGTATGAATAGAGAACAACAAAAGTTATTAGGAGCTTGCCAACAAATGCTATCTCATATAGCGCGTATAGGCGGAGCATTAGGGTTTAGACTAATTTTCTGTACACAGTATCCAACTGGGGATACGTTACCACGCCAAGTGAAACAGAATTCAGATGCGAAGCTAGGCTTCAGGTTGCCAACAGCAACAGCTTCACAAGTTGTTATAGATGAACCAGGACTTGAAACCATACACAGCATTCCAGGGCGCGCGATTTTCAAGACCGATCGATTGACTGAAGTTCAAGTCCCTTATATTTCGAATGAAAAGATGTGGGATGTACTAAAACAATATGAGGTGAAGAAAGATGAACATCCAGACATATATCAAAATCAACAGACAAATGATGATTCTGACCTCGATTAGAAAGCTGAAATTTGCTACACGTAGGCATTTAATGGCTATACATGATTTAGGTGGCATAAGAAATGCAAACCGCATATTAAAGGATTTAAGCTCATTTGTGAATAATACAGTGTATAAAAAAGAACATGTATATTACCTAAATAAAAATGGTAGGGAGCTATTTGATGATAATGAGAAAGTTATACCCAATAGTCGGTTAGCGCATAGTCTTATGAGAAATGAAGCATGGCTTTATTTGTTTTGTCCCGATGACTGGCAAATAGAAGCACCCATCCGTTATAAAGTAAATGACCGAAAGAAAACGATTATTTCTGATGTGAAATTCCGGGATGACGACGGGATATTAAACGCTGTAGAAATTGATCGTAAACAGACGATGAATATAAACGCTGAAAAAATGAATCGGTATGGTGAATTTACTGTGTATTATAAAAACAAATATAACGGGAAAGTCCCTATTATTCACTTTTTTACCCTCACATCATACAGGCAAAAGACGTTAGAACAATTCGCTGTGCAACAAGGTGTATATGCAAAAGTACATGTTATACCTGAAGTGTAAATGGCGACATTAACCCATACCAAATTCGGGGTCAAAATAATATTTGTTCATCAAGTTGTTCACAATTCCATTGAAATACGCAAATTTCCCCTTTTTCATGCGGACCCCACCCTTTATTTTCATCGCAAATTCTTTCATAGCTTGTACACCGATGAGCAATTCTTGATCTTTGCCAAACGCCGTTTGCCCTGTTGTATGATTTACTACACGATTACACTGTTTCACTACTCTCCAAAATTCTTGAATGGTTTTCGCTTTTGAATAATAAGCAGAGGCTAGAGAAACAAAACGTTCTGGAACCCAATAAGCGACAAAATTTGGTTGTTGCATATTCTCTTCTGACATCGAATTATTTTGTATACTATTACGTTTATTTATAATATTTAAAGGGTTAATAGGGTTATTATAGTTAGAATTCGTTTTTTCACCCTCTAGACTTACAGCCTCAAGGGATTCATGATTTTTCTGTTCGGCAATCTGATTGGCATTTTGTTCAGCATCTATGTAAAATACTTTTTTCATGATTGTCGTGAAATTAGGGTGTGTTTTTAATACAAATACATATTTATTCTTACCATCGGCTAATCCAGCGACGAGGATTTCACCCGTTTGTTTTAATGCACGAACAGTGGCGGTTATAGTTCTTACAGAACAGTCAGCTTTCCTTGTTAATGTTTCCGCAGAAATTTTGCATATGCCATTTCCTGAAAGCATATAAATAATATGATCCATCACATCTTTTCGTTTGGATCGTGTAGGAAATAAATTTTCAAAACTTTGATTCGTATCGTTGATACGGTTTCTAATAGCATTAATAATTTCATTTTTCTTTTTCGTGCTTAATCGATTTTGTTGCATATATTTTTGAATATCTGCATTATAGGCAGTCAATTTTTTCAT